TAAGAATAGTGGTGTCAGGACCTGTTGCTAGTCCTTCAAGATCAATCATCAAGTGCATTCAATGATTGTAACACAACTGCAATGCGTTGTCTAGTGTGTTTTAGCCGATCACCCAGGTAAGTGGCTGACTTGCATCCACATACATTTTGAGTTCTTCAATTTTGGCATCCATGATAGCTTGCCCTTCCGACTTCATTGCGGCGCCATTCAGTTGGCCGCCGCCTTGTGGACCCGCAATGGTTGAGAACTTTTCACGTGCTTCACCAATGATCATTTTGCAAGCACCAACCATGTAGTCTCTAATCCACTGCTGGATTTGATAATCACTCAGCAACTGGATTTCAGGTTTGGTTTGATAAACCCAAAGTAGCACATTTTCGCCAGTGCCTTTTGGATCCCGAATCAACTGTAGTTTCTTGGTTACAGGATTCCAGGTGTAGTTCATGTATGCGCCAAACATGCGGCCAGCAAGTTCCACGTACTGGCTGTAGAAATCGTATGTGGCAAGGCCCCCTGCCACGTTGAAGTTCATGAGGTAAACGTTGATACTTGCCTGTGCAAATGGATCAAAGTTTGACGCAAACGGTCCTGTTGAGTCGCCAAATGTTCTGCGAAATATTTGTCGCACACTTTGCACTTCTTGTGGTAAAGTATAAATGTTTAGATCCCGAATTAACTCCATGAAAATATAGGCTTCTTCATAGGCGTTCTGAGCACGTTGGCGATACACACCTAGTGTACGTTGATATGCCGCTTCGTAGTGTGCAGGGTCTAGTTCAAGATCAATAATTTGATCACCCATGGTTAATTTGCAATACTCAATAAGGTTTTGCTTTAACTCAGGTAAGGTATTTTGTTCAGCCATTGGGGAACTCCGTTCCCCCTTATTTACCAGGCTTTGAGTATGATCAAGTTCTCGGTGCCCCGGGCATTCCAAGGCGTTTCAGTAGTGGTCAAATCCTTGTAGATCTTTCTAGCGGCTGGCTTGCCTGCGGCCTGTATTGCTTTCACAACATCTGCTGGCTTGCGCACAGTTTTTTGTAGTGTTTCTACGGTACTGTATCCAATTATGCTGTTGTTCTTGATAGTAAATGCCTGTGTGTGGCTGTCTGCCACAAGGTGGATCAGTTTGCGTTTCTTGGTATCGTACAACCAGGCTTCGGCTTTGTCCACTAGACTTGCGGCTGCCAGGCCTTTGAGTTTGAGTTCTGCAAACTCCGCAATGTATTTGAACTTGGCCGCACGTTTTTCTGGGGGTACTGCTTTGACCTTGCGTGGTTTGCGTTCAACTTTCTTGATCTGCACATAAGCACCACAGTCGTTGATCACTGCTTCGCAAAACTTTACACAATTACGCAATTGAATCTTGGTCAGGTACGAGTATGCCTCAACCAGCAGTGGGTCTCGTCCTTCTACCGCTTCTTCAAACTCTGCCAGTTTGCGCTTCCAACGATTGGAGATTTCACTGATCATTTGTGGTACCACATTCATGCCACGTATGACCATGATAGGCTTGTAGTCTGCTGACATTTTAGCACCAGACATCAAGAATTCGTCAAACATACCGTCAAGTTCGGCCGCACACTCGCCAACTTTTTCTCTCAGGCGATCTTGTATGTTGGGCCGGGTTGAAGAATCTGCCACAGGCTCAGCATCCACTTGCTCTGTTTGTTTACTAGATAAAATTTCTTTCAACAAATTATCCAGTTTGATTTGTTCTGTTTCACTCAACTCCAGACCCACCATCTTCATACGGCACAACCAGCCTGTGGTCAAGCGTATGGCTGAATCTGGAATACTTTTCAATGTACGCACATCTGCCTTACGGTCCTGTGATTCTAAATAGTTCACAATCATTTCACGAACATCTTTTTTGCCGTAAAAATAGTTGTACCAAGAGAATGCTTTGCTCAGAGCACTGATGCGGTTTTCTGTGGGTTGTGTTTTCCACGGCGGCTCCCCGCCCATGACATTAGTGTCTGAACTGCGAGGATTCAAGAGTTTGACTGGTTTCATCGGGACTCCTTAAAGATTATGTGTAATTATAGCAGTTTTGGATTTATTGGTCAACCTCCCATAAATACAAGTTATGCCACGCCTAAGCCTTTACCGCCCTAATAGAACCCGTGATTATCAATTTTTAGATCGTACCATTTCGGAGATGTACACCACTGGTGGCCTCGACATTTTCCTGCACAAGTACATGGGCCCGCAAACTGGCGGCGAGGATTCGGCTTTTTCAGGCAACGGTGATGCTACTCAACCCACTTATGATACACTAGATCCACTAAACATTCAGGACTTGTTGTTGCTGGAAAACCGCGACAGAATATACGATCCGGATGTGTATTGTATGCGTGGTGTTTACAATCATCAGGACATTGACTTTGACCTTACACAGTTTGGCTTGTTTCTAAACAACGATACTTTGTTTATTACTTTTCACTTCAACGACATGATTGACAGCCTGGGACGCAAGATCATGAACGGTGACGTGCTGGAAGTGCCCAACCTAAAAGATTACTATCCCTTGAATCAGGCCATACCACAGCCGTTACCACGCTACTATGTGGTACAGGACGCTGACTATGCCACAGAAGGCATGAGCCAAACTTGGTTGCCACACACTTGGCGTGTGAAAGCAACTCCAATGACCAACAATCAAGAGTTCAAAGACATACTCAAGAAACCAGTGGTGTCAGAAAATATTTGGGATCCGGGCAACTTCTATCCTACAGGATGGGTCACCAATTACGGTGATGTGTATTATCGTGCCCGGCAAAACACTCCGGCTGGCACGGATATCACCAACACCAATTACTGGGAATTGTATACCCCACCCACACAAAGCGATGTGTTCAGTACCAGACCCAAAGACAACCAAATCAACGATGCCATACTCACACAAGCAGATGTGGAAGTTCCAGCATCGGGTTACGATGTCAAGCCTCTCTATGTTGTGGCCACTGTGGATGGCGGACAACCGGCCAATCCTACATCACTGACCACGATCAATGGAGACACCGTAGACGGCACACAAGGTGGCATGAATGTTACACCACGAGCAGATGGCTACACTGTGGGTTACTTGACCGGAGATGGTGTACCGCCAAACGGACTGCCAGTTACTTCAGGCGTACAATTCCCGCTGGGCGCAGTTGCAGGCGACTACTGTTTGCGAGTGGACTACTTCCCCAATCGTTTGTTCCGTTATGACAGCCGACGTTGGATCAAAATTGAGGACAAGGTGCGCACCAATCTCAACAACGGACCCACCAATGATACTTTACGGTCGGGCTTTGTGAACAATACATACACTACGCCCACAACAGATCTTGGTAATATTCCACAACGTCAGAGTCTCAGCCAAATACTGAAACCACGTGCAGACAATGGAGACCAGAAAGGTTTCCAGGATCCCAATCCGCCACCTGATACACAACCGGGCCAGAAATCGAGTTAATCATGAGTCAAATGTTCTTCTACGATGCGCAAATACGCAGATTTTTATTGCAGTTCACACGAATTGTCAGTAACTTCCAAATTGAATATGGCAATGAAACAGATGGCGTGAACAACGCTGCCTTGATTCGTGTGCCGGTTCGCTATGGAGATGCCAGTCGCAACGCACAGGTCATTATCCAAGAGAACAGTCGCAACTCAATGCCGGCCTCGCCCTTGATGACTTTCTACGTATCAAGTCTGGATTATGATCGTCCCAGAATGCAAGAACCTTATCACGTGAGCAAACTCAATGTGCGTCAACGCACTTATGATACCGAAACTGACTCATTTGAAACCACACAAGGCAATGCGTTTACTGTAGAACGCTTGATGCCTGTGCCTTATAAATTGGGTATTACCCTAGACATTTGGACAAGTAATACTAATCAAAAAATGCAGTTGTTGGAACAAATATTGACCTTGTTTAACCCCAGCCTGGAAGTACAGAGCACCGACAACTTTATTGACTGGACCAGTTTGAGCGTGGTTGATTTAGAGTCAGTGACCTGGACTTCAAGAACTGTGCCAATCGGTACAGAAAATCCCATTGACATGGCCACTATTAAATTTAGTTTGCCTATCTGGATCTCAAGTCCGGCCAAGGTCAAAAAACTGGGTGTGGTAGAGCGTGTGATCATGAGCATGTACGATGCTCAAGGTGATCTAAGCAATGCTGTAACAGACAATGACTTGTTGTTGGGCACCAGAGTTGTTGTTACTCCTTGGAACTATGAAATTGTGGTGATTGGCAACCAAATACAATGTTTACAAGGGCGTACTATTGTGCCTAATGGTGCCAACCAAGATTTGACTCCTACTGCAATTGTAGCGGGCAGTAGCCTGTTATGGCCGGCTGTGATCAGCGCCTACGGTGTGCTACGTCCGGGCATTAGTCAAATACGCTTAGATCAAGAAGATGGCACCACAATTGTGGGCACTATTGTGATCAACCCCAATGATGATCGATTGTTGATTTACGATATTGACCAAGACACAGCACCACAAAATACTCTAGCACCTATCACTGCCATCATTGATCCACTAATCTCAGGACCCAATTATGGTTTACCTGCACCTGTTACTGGTGTACGATATTTGTTAACTGAACCTACTGGTAGCAATAGCGTTCCAACAACTGTTACCGCTGGTAATTTTGAATTGCAAAAACGCTACACAATATCGTATGTGGGCACTACTGATTTTATTGCTATCGGTGCGACCAGCAACAATGTGGGAGTTGTTTTTTATGCGACTGGTGTAGGATCTGGCACTGGGGAGGCCACATACGCCGGACCAAACTTGTACCCTGCCGAAGCATGGCTTGGATCTGCAGGACAACCACTAGTGGCATCAGCAAATGATATTATCGAGTGGACTGGTACTTACTGGCGGATAGTTTTTAATAGTGTGGCACAAGCCGACACAGTTCAATATGTCACAAACATCACAACAGATGTTCAATATGAGTGGACTGGCACAGAGTGGGTTAAAAGTTATCAAGGTGTTTACGTTGGAGGCACATGGAGTCTAGTGCTTTGAAGGCAGTAGGTGTGTGGTTCCGCAGTCGGGACACCAAACGCTATCTTTATCTCTTGAGAAACGACGTCAAGCATCCGGGTGCCTGGGGCCTGCCGGGTGGCAAGATCGAAACGGGCGAAACGTTGTTGGGTGGGATGGAACGTGAGTGTATTGAAGAACTGGGTTTCTTCCCCACCTACTTGAGATTGATACCATTGGAAAAGTTTACGTCAGCCGATTTGGCTTTTGAATATCATACCTGGATTTGTGTTGTAGACTCAGAGTTTGTGCCTAGACTCAACTATGAGCATTTAGGCTATGCTTGGATTGATGCAGGTACTTGGCCTAAACCCATGCATCCTGGATTGTGGAATACCATGAATATCGATGCTGTGCAACAAAAGATTCAACAGGTAGAACAGACTTTATAGTCTACCAACCACAACTTCTATCACACCCGACACACCATCAAAGTCTTCTAGTGCTTTACCAATCACTGTGCCCATAACAGGAGTGGCACAGGCCTGTGCATGACCGTTGCTGGCTGTTACCATCATGTCACCTTTACGTACCGTGCCCACAACTGATGTTGGTACGCGACCTGTTAACGCAACTGCCACCTTGTGTTCGCTATCAAGTACGCTGTTCATCAAGTGAGCAGGGTTTGTAGAAACTACTCCGGCCACTCGTGGATCAGCATCTGTGGTTGATACTGTGACTTCGTTGTTGCCGCCAAATACCAACACAGTACCTGGTTCATACTTGGCATCTGCTGAATAAAGTTCAGCCAAGTCAGCGTATTGTGCTGTGGTTGCTTTGCCAAACACAGTGTTGAAATAAACAGTTGCACTACCAATATTACCAACACCGTTTGCATTGTTATTGACAATGTTACCACCACTGATGTTACCAGTTGATACTGTTAAACTAGATCCAGTAATAGCTGCGCCTGTAATTGCGCCGGTTGCCGAAATTAATCCACCTGTTAGGATGTTGCCACCAGTTACGTTAGCAGTTACTGATACTACCGCACCCAA